GCTTTTGAGTTAAAACTACTTTAGAAGGGGAGATCATTGCTTGCATTTGGTTGAGGTTTAAATTGTGGAATATTACTGGACTGATTAGAACTAGGATTTTGTTGGTTGGTAGGCTTCCAGGTATCGAGTTCGACATAGAAATTACCTTGTTGGCCCCGTGCAATGTTTAGATTAATCCACTCATTGCCTTGACTTTGTATGAAGGCGATCGCTTCATCTTTCTTTAAGGATAGCCGACCGACTACCCATTCGGGTGCGTTCTCATTTCTTTTGAAATTGAACCCCTTTGCAAATATTTTTTCTGGTTTGCTCATAATTATTTATTTAATTGATTTTTACGATCCGTAACTAATTTAATTACTCTTTTATCAGTTTTAAAAACATCTTCGATAGTATCCCAAATTTCTTTAACTGCCTCCACCGATTGGCAATCATTTAAAACTGATTCTAATTCTTTCAAGTCTTTTGTTGTTAGGCTTGAATTATTCGGGCTTGCCACCTGGGTACCGGCTGCATCCGTGTCCTTATCGGTAACCAATCCAAGAATAGAACTGATCGCATACCTACGAAAATAAGTCACACCGGATCCATAAGCCTGGTAATCATTCATCGAACCAAGTTTTACTTTAGGAATTACTGTGAAGCTTTCTAACTGCTCTCCACTTTCAACATGGAAAAGAATAGTTCTTATTCCATCGTTTTCCAATAGTTGGCTGAAACATAATCCGTGCTTCTTCATTAACGGATTAATGGTATTAAAAATCTGCGGAAGGTCGGCATAAGTGTAATTATGGCCCTTCGTGTCTTTGTGTATTATCGGGCATTCGTTCTGAAATGCGGATAAACTTTTAATCAGGTTTTTCATTTGTGTTTGTTTTAAATTAATTAATTTTTACGATCAAAATAACCTTCGATGTATGACCAATCATCAACATCGTACCCATCTCGCATTCCATCTTTTAGGAATTGCTCGAATTGTTGCTCGGTCTTAAACATTTGAGTTGTATTCCACCAGTTGCCACGACCATCGTGCAATCTGCAATGTAACACGCAAGGAAATTCAGTTTTGTAGGCCATAACGTTCCAAGATTTTAAAGTCTAAAAATTCTGATTTCTCTCTTGCCTCCTCTTGCTTGATGTAGCGATTTGCTTCTCTTATGTCTGCAAATTTCATTGTAATGAAATAAGTGCCAGTACCGTGATACCGGAATCTCATCCGCCAAATCATTTTAAAAGGATATAAAAGTAAGGTAATAGAAAAAAGGCCACCGTGCAGAAAATAATGAAGCCAAGGGCCATAAATAAGCACTCAGGATCTTCCTTGTGCCGTTCGATGATGTACTTAAAAGTTTTTTTCATTTTTTGATAAGGTTTAAAATTGATAAATATTAAAAGAAATGCAATCATCGGAAGTAGTTGCCAAAATTAATTCGGCATACTTTGTAGCTTCTTGCAAATCCTCAAATTGTTTTGTAATTGAATACACATCGTTTTCTTGTGCATCTTCGAAAGAAATTTTAAATTTTGACATTGTTTAAAAGGTTTATTAAATAGCTTCGTTGCCATCGTGATGTAAAATTAGAAAAACTTTTCAATAAAAAAAACTTTTCTATCTTTTTTTTCAATCAAAACAAAAATCCCCTCCAGTAATACCGGAAGGGATTCGCTTCACTTTAAACCTATCTAAACAAACTTATGAAAACAACTTATGAACAAATATATTAAAAAATATGAGTAATGCGAGCAATCTGCCCATAATTTTTTGAATGTAAAAAAGCTTCTATGGCTTTTGGTGCGTGAACATAGCCATTACGATGATGCCACGAGTCGGCACCTGATGGACTGCGAAGACTTTCAACTGTTACACCGATAAAATCTTTGCTTGTTTTATGATGAACGTGATGGGTGTAAACATACCGGTGCTTTGTATCGGCCCAATTTTGTTTTGCCTCCTCAGCCATTAACAAACCTAAATCTGTAATCTTGGCCCCATCACCGTGCGTGGTTCCAATCAAATTGTTATGGTACCGGTAATACTTGCGATGACTAATAGAGCAATCAAATGTAATCGATCCATCTAACCGAAACCAAGACTGAATAGCATCCGCCAAAAAGAATCCATTAGTATAATCGTGATTTGATGGATTATAAGTGATATGAACCTTTGCAATTAATCGCAGCTTCTCAATTACATCAACGTACAACTGCTTGGCCATCAAAAAATTAGTATACCACATTCCATCCGTATCTTGTAAAGTTCCGCTGGTAGTTGTTCTTTTAGGTGTGTCAATGTGCAGAATATCATTGCCAATAATCAAAAGAATTTGATCTATCTCAAAACCTTTAACCTTATTTAAAATTCCCTCAACTCCTTCGTGTACTCTTTGAACTGCTATATTACTATTGTAATCTTCGCCAGTTTCGAAGGCCGTGGCTAATTTACCAATGTGAATGTCTGCCGGATCAACAACCAACAAATGCCCATCATTATAATCTTTATAAACAACCGGTATGTAATTAGGCGAATGCTCATTCATCGATTCTACAATGGCATCCCTTAAATTTTCGTAGGTCTTTTGGACTTTATCCAATTTAACCGCTATTGAATATTCTTTTGTCTTATCCCAATACAAAGAAACATCACTAACATTTATTCCCCTTTCCTCGCAATGATTCGCAAGACCCTTATGATCTTCTTTAATTTTAGCAAGGTCAACGTAATTGTTCCAGGCCTTTCGTAGATTCTCAGAATTGTAATCATATTTCTTGCCGATTATTCTTGTCGCTTCGCCTTTTGATTTGGCTTTGCCATCATTCATTAACTCAATGGCTTCGATTACCATTTGTTTAAAACGTGGCCTCATTTGAATGGGTTTATAAATTTAAAATAAAAGTATAGAATTATGATGAACGACTGAATCAAAATCGTAACTATGGCCCATACCGGAACCACTTTTTTGACCACTATTTTTTCAACAAACTTGACTTCGTTTTTATATTTTGCCTTGTACTTAGAATCGTACACATTCGCAACTGAATCTAAATCAATTGTGGCTTTAATACTTCCATTCTCTGACCTTATTGTTAACCTGCCTGATGGAATGGTTAGACTGCTATAAAATCGTGTCAATATGCCCGAAGAATCGCATACGTTTTCAATAGTCAATGTGTCGTGAATTGGTTTGAATTTTGTAATTACTTTGTAATCACGAACAGTATCAACTCGAATCTTTTCAACTGTACTCGTAATCTTGGTAGATTTGCAACTTGTAAAAAGTATTAACGCAAGAATAAATATATTAAACGGTTTCATAAAAATATAAATTAGCTTCTTCATTTCTTCTTAATGTTAATCCAGTGAGTATTTTCCCCAGGCCTTTATTCCATTTCATAAATTCATTTTTAATTGATGGATCGCGTGGGTTTGCGTTTACTTTTTTTAGTAATGTTGATGATTTTAAGTTACCGGTACCGCAATTGTAGGCAAATGAAACAAGTGCATCAAATTGGTATTGATTTATAGAATCAATACAATAAGAATCAACGGCCTTTTCATATAACGATAAAAAGGCCTTAAGTAATTCCGTGGCCCTTTGTTCTGTAATTGCTTGATCCGTTAATTTTACCTTGGTTCCGTCTTCGTAGTAGGTCGATCCATATCCTATTGTCGGCACATTTGCTGGGCATAAATAAGGTTTGGCCCTAAATCCTTCGTATTTCTTTATTAAATTTATTCCCAAATCACTTATTTGGAGTATTTTCATTCGAATTGTTTTTAGAAAACTTAGACAAAGTTATGGATGCTGACGAATATCCAAGCACCGACATAACAATATTTTGCACTCCTCCGTTTTTATAATCGTAAATGTAAACTCCAAAAACAATCATTGAACCAATGATAAATACCAATCGTCCCGACGAAAATTCATCTTTGAATTTAAAAAACTCGTGAATGTTATCTATTAGGGTTTTCATCTTTATTTAATTTTACAATTTGTTTGTAGTAGTATACCATTGCAAAGCTACACGATGCAATGGCAAATAAGCCAGATATAATACCGACTAGATAAGACAAACTCGTGTAAGAAATAATAGCAGTTATTCCACCCATAAATAAAGATAGTATTCCTAAAGGATGCTGATTTTGTTCCATTACTTCCCATTTTGTGCGTTATAAGCCTCGATATAATCAGCATCAATTGAATCACCAAAAGAATGAATACCAATCGGATCGCACCATATTTTAAACGATTCAAACGATGGTAATTCCTCATTTTTCCAAAGAATGTCAACCGAATATTTATCAGATAAAACCGGTGATTGAGTCATTTCCATTTTGTCGTTAAATACTGGTGGCTTAGTCATAATGTGACCAATTTCCACAACTGATTCGATTAATTCGTGATTATATCCGATTGATTTCTCATCGTCTAATCCATAACTAATTTGTATTTCGGGTTTTAATTTATCCCATTGCTTAGGATCAAATTCGTATTTTAAAAATTTCATATTTTTATGTTGTTAATGTTACACATTCTGAATCCGATAAAGCAGTTTTCCAAATTGCTAATTTATTTAGCAAATATCTTGCCGAAATACTTGCTGAATTGGCATCATTTAAAGTCAGATTTGAATAATTAGCAAAAGACAAACCGGTTACCGTGTTAATTAAACTACCATTTAAAAATATTTTTAATGTTCCAGCAGAAATACTATAAACCAATGCACATTTAATATTAATCGGATTTGTTGGAAATGTATAATTTAAAAGTAACGTTCCCCCATTATAAACTCTGATAGAATAAGAAGATGAACCCATTGACATTGCTAACGAATTAGATGCAACTGATGATAGATGTAATGTTGTGAAAAATGCAGCTGCCCTTGATTCCGTTGGGCAAGTATAATCAAAAAAATATGTGTTTGCGGTTGTACCTAAAATTGAATTAGTTTGCAAATTAACATTATTGCTTATATCCCCATTCCTTGTAACGCTTGCCGTAGTCGTTGGAATGTATGATGTTGCAAATGTACCGGCTTCTAATTGTGCGCCATATATTAATGTTGTACCGGTTGCTAATGAATCCCGATGCGTATAAACTGCAACGCTTGTACATCCAACAGGTGTAGTAAATGGAATAATTATTCTTACCCAAGTAGATGAATTTGTTTGGGAATAGTAACTTGTTGGTGCAATAATTTCGGAAGCACCGGTTTGATTGTAAATTGAATATTTATGATTTGTTGCGGTACCTCGTTTTGCATAAAAACTAAAAACATATGCAGTTGAAGAAGTTACTGTTTTAATCTCTTTAATATTTCCATTATTATTTGTTGCATCAATTAAAAAAGCATTATTTGTTCCATCTGGACTTGATCCTGAACTCGATGTTACAGTAATTGCACCTTTTACCCAATCTGCATTATCAAAATTATTTGAATAAGTAAGTAAATTTGTTCTTTGTGGCTCAAGCAACAATTTAGGACAAGTTCCATCCGTATAATCAAGTCTTGGAATATTTGCGTTAACTCCTTCAATCAAACCACTTGAATTAACTCGTGTAGCCGTGTTACCGGTTCTTGAAAATGCCATATCCCCCGTTCCATCACTAGGAACAATGGAATATAATTTGGATGCTTTATAACCGTTTGGCGTGACAATTAAGGACGCAGTATCTAATAATGCCATATTTCTATATTTTAAATGTGTTTAATGTTGTTATTAAGCACGTTGGTGCTTCAAAGGTACCAGAATCCGTTGAAATTCGAGTTTGAAAATTAAAAGATAAAGCATAAACCCCACCTACTATATCTGTTTCGCCAGATGGTGATGTAATTTGTGATTTACCCCATGAAATTAGGTTATTGGCAGCACCTTGGCCCCAACCGATTGCGTTATTTCCAGCACCTTGGCCCCATCCTATGCTATTTGCCATTTTCTAATTTATTAAGATAGACCTTTAATTTTTTAATGTTTTCTTCTTTTGGCTTGTAGCTTCCCCTACAATTGCCATGAGATAAAATTTGATTCTTTATCAGGGTAGACATCTGCATTGCTATTTGTGTTATATTCCGGATATAATGACATATTAAAACTCATGTGATCAATAAATCGCCTAGTGTAATTTTCAGCTATTGACCTTTCTTTTTCAATTAAAAAATCAATTTCGTCTTTTATTACTGTATCACTATTTTCTGAGTTATGTTTGTAGACACCTTTGTTTGAAATAGTGTATGCAGCAAATGGTAAATACTCCACCATAGTCCAATGTATCAACATTGGTTTTATAAACACATTTGTTAATGTTAAATAGTTTCCGGTTAATGTACCGGCAACCAAATCGTCATTGATTTTCTTAAATAATTTTGTTCCAAGATAATTCTGAATGTGAATATCTTGTGCGACCTTAACCCATTGAATAAAGTTGTCCGTATCAATGTTCCCATTTAATGCAGTAAACTTTATAACCTCATCTCGACTTACAAATAGTGCAGTTGCCATATTTTATCCTTTTGGTAAAAATCCTTTATTGGGCATATCTATCGGCTTCGTATAAACTAACTTGTTATTTGTTGGCAATATCTCTCCTTGCTTCCTTGCTTGTGCCGGTGTTATTTGCTCGCTTCCCTTTTTTCGTGGATCAGTAAATCTTTTATAGGTTTCTCGAACCCAAAAATGATGGCAAGCGCCTCCACCCTTGTACAAAAATATGTCATAGGTCTTCTTTCCTTTCGGTGCCCATCCCGGATTTGTACTTGCTTTATCACTCATTAATTTAATGTCCTCTTTTCTATAAAGTTTGTTTAATCGTGTCATCTTTACACAAAAAGGACGGCTTTTATCCGTAGTTTCTCCGGCATAACGATACCTAGAGATAAACAATTTACCGTCTTGCTCAGATTTTAAATCAGGTCGTGCAACTCCGGTAGTTACAAAATTATACAATTTTGAAAATAATGATTTTTTAGGGTTATTCATTGCCTCCAATTCAATATCTAACCTAGTATCTTCATCTATGTCTTCAACAACCCTTGCATCAATTAATTCCCATTCATTAAGGTCAATATATTCGCCAAATTCCTCTAATTCTAATTCGTCAATATGCTCAGATAACTTTACTCCGGTAGCTTCCTCAGCCGTAGCTTTATCGGCAATAGGGTTTAAATCAACAAAATCCAAAGGTTGCAAAGTTCTAAAATATAGATTTAAAGCAATTCCATTAAATGCCAATACTTTATCAATTCCATCTAGAAACGTATCTTGAAAATAACGAATTACCATGTTGTCAAATAAGGTAATTGCATTTTTTAGTTCATCCGCATTTGAACTAAATCCATTTGCGGAAGGAATTCCAAACTGCAAACCACTAACAACACCATGACCTAACAAAATTTTCGACCTTGATTCTTCACTTAAATATTGATAATGTGCCGGCGCATCATTTAGCGGAATAGAATCTACCGTAGTCTTTTTGGTTTCATCATTATTAAATGAAACGACAACTTTTTTACCCTTCGATCCGGTTAATGTCGCAGAAACTTGTCGACTAATTAATTCCCTTTTTTCTTCATCAGGTATTCCATTATTAAAGTTAACAACGCTTGTCGGGCTGAATCCGTTTTGAACATCGTTAATCAAATAATCCGCAATTTCTTCCTCTAATTTAGCATAGGGAATCGCACCTATGTAATCAACATTTGAATAATACTTTTGACCTACCGTATAATTTCCAATATAAAGGATTTCCAAGGTTTTATCGCCATAACCAAAAGCCGAAATGCGTTTAGGTACAAATTTCTTTGTATCCTCCCAATTATCAGAATAATAATACGCTTCAATTTCTCCTTTTTTATTACACTTCTCGGCCCTTAATAATTGTACTGGAATATGCTCAACCCGAATGATGGCATCCTTTGACTTGTTGTAAATTAATTGATAGGCATATTGGCCCAACATTTTAAGGTCTGCCACTCCTTTTTTAACAATATCCTTTCGAAATAGCATCATCATTTGAGCATATTCGTTGGGCTTTTTGCTTGAATCCGTAGCATCTAAGCCACGTCCGTAGATCAATTTTATTACGTTATTAATAACGGCATTATTTGTCGTTGATCCGTTGTATCGATCAATCAAAAACTGAAAGAAATTGTTATCCTCGCCAAATCCAACCCACGCATCACGGTTGTTTTCCGTCATCTTAGGGGCTGAATAAGCCTCTAATTGAACAAAATGTAAACCGCTATTTTCTTTTTTCCTATTCATAGAAAATTATATTTGACGAATTTTGTAGATATTCGTTTTTATTTATGCTATAATCGTCGATAACTTGATTTGTGACAAATACCTTGTCCAAGTGTACCGAAGTAGTTGTATGGGCAAACAATGAGTAAAACGAGTATAAACACGATTCCCCTTCATACGTTCCACCATCCGCCACAACCCTCGACGCAAAATTATCAATATTTGTTTTGTCGGAATTTTCGTTGATTGTCAACGTATAAAAATGGCCTTCCTTTAAATCAAGAATTTTCGAAAATTTACTATAAAACGATTCCGTCGTGCAATCAATATAATACTGACTTTGAACGCCAGTCGTTTCGTTTTTCAATATTAATTCATTCGGCCTTCCACTCCGTGTCGGAATAAATTTAATTTGTTGGGCCGTTGCAATTTGCTTCAATAGAATCATATACTATAAACCGAAAAAACTGATTTTGTTTTAAAATGGAAAGACCGGGAACTCTGCCCGGCCTTCCAACTTCTTAAAATTAAACCTAATTAGGTTCCAACTGTAACCGTAACCCCCGCAGTTGTCAATGATGTTGTAATGATGTTTGCAGGTACCGGTTCCTCGCCAACTAATGTAATCGTGAAACCTGATAAATCTCCCATTGCAGCACCCGTAACAATAGAACCGCCCGTAACTTCCATTCCATTTTTTAATCCAGCATAAAAGAAATTTCCGTTATTGTCCTCGATGATAACCTGGGGCCGTGTGTAGGCTAATAACTTGATTTGTTTCAAGTCTTTTTTTGTAATCCCTTTTAAGGATAAATTAAGCGTTTGCGTAAAAAAAGTAGTTCCATTCGCACGGGATGAATTGATTGTTTGCTCAAAAGAACTTGAACCCTTCAAATCGTATTTGTAACCGATAGGAGTACCTGCAATTGCAGTTATCGCATCCGTATCAGTTGCATCGTAGGTAACGGTTGTTGCGTCACCTTCGTTCATAATGTAAACTGCTCTCAATCCACCGACGCTGGTTTTGCAAGGCTCTAACCGTCCTAAACTAATATCGCAAGGCATATTGAATTTATTTAAATGTGAAAAATAAGCACCCCGAATTAACGAGGTGCTTTAAACTAATTAGTTAGCGGAGTTTGTAATTCCGTAAGTAACAATATCAGATGCAAATCCGTATTGAACTCCAGCCGTCATTCTCATTACGATACGCACGTTTTGTGATCCGTCCATTGGGGACATATCAATTACTTGAACTTCTGCAAGGTCAGATAATAAATCAGTACCAAAATAAAGGTTTGATTTTTGTGTCGCAATTGCCTTAGTAGATGCAAGACCATCAGCAACGAAAATTTTGATTCCGTCAAATGTTAAACTTCCGTTGTTATACCATTGAGTACCCATTGCGTTAGTACCATTAGCACCTAATCCCGAAGAACCAAAGCCACCCAAAGCACGAATGTAAGAACGTGCAATTGATTGTGAAACGTAGATGTAAAGATCATCCTTTGTGTACAATGAAGCTGGAATAGCGTCAACAATTTTACCAAGTTCAGTAATTACGTTAGAAGCCGTTACCGTAGTTCCTGCAACTTCTTGAGCAGTTGGCAAAGCAGCATCTGTTGTTAATAATGTAGTTAAACCATTAAATTCTCCAGCGTTAGCCGTTACACCTTCCCAAATGTTAGTTTCATTTTTTGCAGCAACTTTTGCAGCAACATGAGCTACTAAGAACTCTTGGAATGATTTAGGCAATACTTTAAATGCTGAAAATCCTTGCTCCAAGCCAAGCCAGTCCGATACAAAATCTTTTTTGCACAATTGAAGGTTAACTTGAAATTCTTCCGGTTGTAAGATTTTCTCTGTTAATGTGATTGTCGATGTTGCATCAAAATCACATGTTGCATCCTTTAAAATTGCATCAGTAGCAACACGCTTGATAACTTGCTTGTAATTTACATTAGGTTTTACCTCAATACCACCACGATCAATGGTAGGAGATGAAAGCAATGATGCCGCAATAATCTTATTTGCGTATTGACCGGCATAGGTTGTGGTAATGCTAGTTGTAGTAGCCATTCTTTAAATTAATTTAATTGTTATGAAAATATTTTTAAAAACACATTATCAAGAATTGTTTCGGGATGATTTTGGCCATACGCAAATCCTTGTACTTTTACTTCAGCTTCAGGATTCGGTACAATTGGTTCGGCTCCTTCTTCTTGACTATTTAATTTTACTTCTAATGCTAATTTTTCGGCTTTTAATGATTCATTTTCCGCTTTAACTTCGTTGATTTGTGCCGATAATTCCGTGCGTAACTTCTCGATTTCTGCAAAAAATGTTTCTTTGCTAACCGATTCAACCACTCTTTTTGGTTGTGGTGC